TTCATCTCAAACAGGTAAGCCTGGGGGATCCAGTAGCTATCTTGCCGAGGGTGTTTGTATTTAGGGTTAAGTGCCATTGATGCGGGCATCCAGCCCACTAGCTTGTAGAGAGGGCTTTTGCCAATAACTAATATGCACACATCATTAGGGCGTTGCCTTTGTGACTCTTGGATTATCAGAGCGCCCGATAGGTAGTGCGTGTGCTTAACCTCAATACCTGTGCCTATATCGGCCTCAGTTTTAAAGGTGTTAATGGTGGGATTAAAGCCTGTGAAGCCCATCCACTCAGCCACGGCAATCTCAGCCCCAGCTGCCTCAGCATGCTGTGTAATCATTTCGTGATAATTAAGTTTCTGGCCGTAGAGCCGTGTGAAGTAACCATCTTGCATGACACGGGCTCGATCTAGCGCAGCTTGATGAGCTGTAATTTCCTGCGATCTATCGAGGATTACTTCATCTATGCGCGACATTGTGAACACAGCCACATTACCTTTTCACCCGTTGCATCTTTAACTTCAAAGCCGCCATAGGCGCTGCGGTTTAACTCGCAGCTGTCACACCACTTATCGGGCAAGGTGGTAATAGATCCGTCATCGTGGATGGTTGAGGTAAGGCCACTACCAACACGGCCAAAACTAATCTCACCCATTACAACCACACTGGCTTGCACTGGTCATCACGATTAGCACTAGCGCAGATGTAACCCTCATAGGGTTTACCAGTAGTTTTAGCATTACCGGACTTGAACAACATACGACCGTGTTTGCACACAGGGGTTTGTGGTACAGGCTGATCTACTAGCTCTTTCTTAACCAGCTCGATTACATTGCCTAAGGCCCTATTGTCGGTACTAAGGTCAGTCTCGGTCTTTGTAATCGTAAGAGTGGCCCATAGATCATCTTCATTTTGACTGGGTGTAGCCTCGTATTCCACACGCGCCATATCCTCACGGCTTGGCCGTGTTGCACTAGGGGAGAGAAGCTTTATCGCCCTGGCTATGCAGCTAGTGACAGTATCTTCGACAAACCACTTTTTCATATTCTGCGGATAGGTAGCCACATTGCCATAAGCAAAATCCACCGCACTTGGCACCGTATCTTCATACTCTCTAAAGATTTCTGCCTTGACTAATACCCAGCCTTTGTCCAACCCTGAGTCTTGTATCGAGGTCACTACGCGCCCTGTTGGATGCTCTTTTCTAAACCGTATGATCGTGTCATTAGCACTCTCGTATCCATCGAGGAAGCTGCTCATTGATCCACCCCATAGCGCTCTACCTTTTTCATAGCGCGCTTGTATCCGTCACGCTGGCCTGCCTGGTAGGTGTGCTTAGAACCCCAGATCAGCCCCAGGTAAAATGTCGCACTAGCTAGTAAAACCGCCCAAACTAGGGGAGGTATTTCTTGTGTCAATCCCATCTATTCGCCCTTTTCTCTAGTACCTTTATCACTAAGGGCAGCAAAGAGAAAAATTAAATAGCTTGACATAACTCTGATACACAGACATTAAATTGATGGCAGATAAGTTCTTTATGGCGTAAGAGGCCTGTTGGCCTTTTATTACTTTACATAATGTAACTCATCAGCGAAAATTTTTTGTCAGCGATATTTAGTTATATGGCTTTTTATTTATCTCGGATAAATAATTTCTATCTATCCACGCCCTAGTTATTAAGGTGTGATCTTCTTAATATCTGATACATGAAGCTCGGTTGAGTTTCATAAGGTGAACCTACAAAGGGCCACTGACAGATAACAAGGGCAGACACACCCTAGACATGGGAGAAATTAAATGGCAGCACCACGGATGCAGCCCTCAGGGTTTTTTGAAGTTGTGTCATCTGCTCGGATGGATGGAAAGTTAGAGCTGTTTGGTTATGGACAGCATGAGAAAGCAATTAGTCCAGGTGATCTAGTAATCGTCACGACTCAATACTTAAGTGATGGTTTTAAAAACCAAGAGATCCAAGCATCATTAAAATTGCGTGGCCGTGACATGCACCTGTTTGCAGCTGCGGCGGCACAAGCATTGGCCCTATGGGAAGAAAACAGCGAGTGGCTACAGGCCCCAGCTTCTAAGCCATCTGAGGCTATTCCTGACCCTCGATCACCGATAGCAGCCCTAAATCACTACCAACAGGCTGCAATTAGGGCGATTTAGTTAATTGATGACAGGTTATGCCCTTTACAAGATTAGTGGCGTGGGTCACAATTTAATTAATAAATCCAGTGATGGGGGAGTAAGTCATGTATAACAATACGGCCAAACGGATCCCGCCCGAGATTTTTAAAGAGGCCAAGGATCAAGCTCTAGCAATAATTGGATGGGTTTCCACTGAGACTGGACATATACCATCGAGAGAGTTTAGTGAGTTGCTCGCAGGTTATCTGACTACAGCTCACTTTGCTTTTATTGAAGCTGAGGCAAAGCTGCACCATACGCTTACTGAAATGACAGGGGCCTTGTCAGAAAGACAAAATGAGATCGTCCACCTCATTATTAACGGCATGACTAATAAGGCCATAGCCGAGACAATCCATGTATCAGAGGCAACAGTCCACCATGAGGTGACTAAGATCCTAAAGACTTTCCAAGTCATCAACCGTGCCCAGTTAATGAGTTACTTTAAGGATATTGAAGATAAGAAAGTCGAGCTAAAAGATGAAGAGACTGGCTGATTTATTTGGCTAAGCGATCTTCTAACAAAATCTCGTAAATACGATCCACCCGCTGCTCGATCCTTTCAACCCTGCCATGTAAGTTATGGCCGCCATTGTTATCAGGTTTTAACTCTGATAGATAATACTTAACCATTTTACGGATAAGCCCAGCCCATAGCCCCAAAATAGTAAATACCCCCAAGGCAATACCGACTATGAGCTGAGCCTGTTCCATTACTTAGCGCCTAGGCCAAACTTATCGTCATTAGGTGCTGAGGCTCTTAGGAGTGGCCCGATAAGACCCGCTAGAAAAGCGTTAGCCAATACCTTGGGATCCTGAATTCCACTCATGTACAAGGCTGCCGCGCAGGTCAGTGCATGGCGTAGGTATGACAGACCAGCTGCCTTTAGTTGCTCTTTCATTAGTTGCTCTTTTCTAGCCCTAATTTAGTAATCAACGCTGCTGCCTTAGCCGCGCTAATGCTGATCTCAAAGTGCATCTCATCTTTACGGTTCTTGTAATCTCCACCCCAGGTAAGGCCATATTTCTTAGCTAATGCCTGGATCATGGGTACCTTTTTAGGCGTGAAAGTGCCAGCCTTTCCTAAGGGGTGCTGTGTGGCGTTTAAATCGATAGCCGTACCTGAGCTATGGCATGAGAGTTTTGTGGGATTACCTCTCACCATCCTGTAGGCATAGCCCCAATCGTCAAAGGTTCCCTCATCTATCGGCTCTATTAGCTCGTCAAACTCAGCGGCAAAAGCGGCCAGCAGTGGGCCCACACTCTCGGCACATTTTAGCTTACGATCCGTACCCCTTACAGGGTAGGACTTAATCCCTATCTCACTAGGATCTTTAGAGGCTGGGTAGCCGTTGTAGCTAGTCTCCATTACAACAATAAGAGGCGAACCTCATCCTCATTTAGACCTAATTTGTCTAACACTTTGCTTTTAGCCTGGGCATTAGCCACAGCTGCTGCTGCTAATCGAGCGTTTTCTGCCTGATCTAATTCATGCTGTCCATATTCTGCAGCAGTAAACTCACGCTTTACTTCGCCATCTTGTGTAAATAGTTTTTCGCTCATTTTTATCTCCTTAACTCTTGGCATAACCGTAAACATAATATGATCCTGTAATCGTGCCTGTGCTTGCAATCAAAGAAAAGGCATCAAATGCCGTTGTAGCGTTAAACCATCCACCGATTGAATAAGCTGCGAAAGCATCTTGTCCAGAGTTGTAACCAAAGCCACCGCCTGCTATTTGCTTCTTTGCTGTTGCTTGTGGTGATAAGAAATCTAAAGTAATGCCGTATGTGCCAGGTGTACCTGAAGACATGTAACCTAAATTGTATGAACTACCTGCGCTGCTGTTGCCTTGTGTTGCGGAACTACCATCAACACGAGCAATAGAGACAGCATTGTAATAATTTGATGTGGTATTGTCTGATCCGCTTGCACGATAGCGGCCTGTCATCGCTGGGCTTCCTGATGAAGTAGAAACAATAAACACTACTTGGTAATTGTTGTATGTAGATGTAAAAGTGCTAGTAGGTAATGACACACTTGTAACTGCTGAAAATGTAGTGCCAGTAACAAAGGTCAATCCACTTGCGCTGGCCGCTTGGACAAAATCAAAAAATAATGCTGCGCTGGTTGTGTTGAAGTAAAGTTGGCCACCTTCATATTGACTTAAGGCTAAAGATGCAGCTGTGCTTACTGTGGCTGTGCCTGCCGTCACCGTACAGACACCAGCACCGATATTCTGTATTTGTACGGTATCCCCAGCTGCAAACAGGGCAGTATTAACAGTGATAGTTGTAGCACTAGCGCTGTTCATCTGTACGACTGTGCCAGCATCGGCGGCTACTAAGGTATAACTGGCAGTCTTAGCCGTAGTAGATCCACCCCCCATAGCAGTTTGCTGCAAGCTAGTCATCTGTGCAGCAGTTAGCACCTGACCAGTTGTAAAGGTTTGTTTAGTCATTTTTTATGATCTCCTTAGTAACTTAATACGCCTGTGTCGAGTAGTCCATAGATAGCCGAGTCCAAAATAAAGCCGTCAATAATTGGCTCTAAAGTTGTAAGTGTTGTTTTCCAACTGTTAGGCGTAATGCTTTGTGCCACGCCAAACACCTGCAAAGTTTTAGTAAGAGTAGAGGCACCTGGTTGATTAGTGGTAATTGTTACAGGGTCGAAGTAATCAAGACTCAATGCTGCGATAATGCCGCTGTTGTAATTGTCTGTGTATAGATCTAGTTTTATAGCATCGCATCTCACACTTGTCTCAGCTCTTGAAGCAACATAAGCCTGGGCATAATCTAAAGCCACTGCATCTGTTTGCATTAAAAGGTTTTGCTGGTTATAACTATGGGCAAAGTACTTGTCTATGCTGGGCTGATCTATAGCAGTTTGAGCTGTGCCACCTGTTCTAGTAATCGAGGCTGAGTTATAAACCAAGGTGTCATCAAGGCGCCATACCGCATCGAAGTAACTAATAGCTGTGCCGTTATCGTTAAATACAGTAGGGGTGCCTGCGATACTGCCAACTGTGACAGCTCTATCTTGGAAGACAAAAGAGCCTGCTGCATCTACATACAAGGCGCCGTACTCACTAATCTCTACAGTTTGCATAGCTGCAAGGCTTGTGCGAGCAGTGCCAGGATCGGCTTGCATAGTGGTTAATCCTGCATCAATATCTCTCATAGAAGCTGGCCATGAAATAGCATCGAGTAAATTGTTAATCCTTGCACCGCTGAGCTGACCAGCTGAGGTACCTGCCACCGTACTAATCTGAGCATTTTGGGCCAACCTAAAAGCATCTACAGCTGTAATAGTCGTATAAACAACATCCTCAGCATTTTTAGGGGTAGTAGTTGTATAGCTTGTAATGAAGCCTGAAAAGATTGGATAGGTAACGCTGGCATAGGTAGCTGTTATTTGAACTTTACGCATAGGGGTTAAGAAGGTGTAGTAAGGGGAGCTAGAGTTTTGTGGGTTGAAGTCTCCATTTTGATCCACGATACGCATGGTTAAGCTGCCAGTCTGGAATTGATCGGCTTGAGGATTTCGCCCGCGCATTGTCTCAATACTGTTTACAACATCTGATACATCCACAATAACGGCAGTGCTATCGGCAAGAACATTAGTATCTAGTATGCCTGTATCTAGGATCATGGCCTGAGCAAAGCTAGGCCCAGTACTAAAGTTAATGACCGCGTTAATTACTGGGAGTGTCATGCGATAGCCCCAGCGTAGTTGAGGTTATTGCCATAGCGATTATTTTCTATTACAGCATCTTGTACGACTTGGATAAGGCCGCTGGTTTTATCTACAATTGTTATGGTTATATTAGATGGGCTGCTAGAGGCATTACCTGAAGTCATGCCTAGCATGGCTGGGTTAAAAGGATTGTAACCTCCAGCGGAGTCAATCCTGGCACCTGAAGCATAGATACTTGGAAACAGTACAGGCGATGGCCCTGGAATACCCGTAGGACTTTTATTAGGATCTCCCAAAATAGGAGTACCGTGAGTTGCCATACTGCCACCAGTGCCAGCCCCTATAAGCCCTAACAGCCTTATTGCCTCATTGAGATTAGTCAGGTTAATTAGATCCTTAGGCAAAATAGTTGCGAGAATATCTTTTATATCTTTTAGCTTTACTTCTTGACCAGTTAAAGCACCTATGATTTTTAAATCTGCATTGAGTTTGGCTGTTGCATTAGTAATGGCTGCAACATCATTAGTCTTAATTGCATCCTCTAAAGCAAGGATTGATTGCTTTAC